ACAGCGCAGGATCTCCTAAATCAATTTTTATGGTTTGCCTCAGCTCCGGTAGTAGGAGTAACGCTACAAAATAACGTAGCTACCGCGATGATCGCTAACCCTATGATCTTTACTACAGGGTCGAGCGTAACCTTGAGTGGATGCGGCTCAACTTTTAACGGCACTTACACGATTACCGGCACAATGCCTTGGAGCGCTGGTACTACAAATCAAATACCGACTCTTGTATGGAACCCTTATAGCTGGAATTGGCCTGCAGGTTATAGCTTTATCCAATTTTCTAAGACCGCGGCCGATGTTAATTTTCAGCGCGTACTACCTTATGGCTCGGCCGTAGGAGCAGATACAAAAACTAATTCTTACGCTACGACTCCGGCTATTCGTGAGGCAGCGATGATCCTCGCAGTAGATATTTTCCAAGCTCGCCAAGTCTCACAGACTGGCGGCGTAACGATCGACGGCTTTAGTCCTAGCCCTTACCGTATGGGTAACTCGATGATCGGCAAGATCCGAGGGCTCATAAGCGGCTACCAAAATCCTAACAGTATGGTCGGATAATGCCTGCCCCTATTACTACACTCCGCGCCTCACTAGCTCAAGCGTTAGCTAATCCTAACGTTTGGAATACTTACAGCTTTCCACCTCCAACTATCACAGCTAATAGCGTAATCGTAGCTCCGGCAGATCCGTATTTAACTCCAAGTAATAACACTTATAACTCGATCTCGCCTTTAGCAAACCTAAAAGTCATTATGACGGTGCCTATGCTGGATAACCAAGGCAACCTCAACGGTATCGAGACTACGGCGGTAGCAGTATTTAATAAATTAGCTGCCTCAACTATCGTAATGAATATTGGCAGTATGTCAGCTCCTACAGTACTTAGCGTACAAAGTGGGGACCTGCTTACGGCTGATTTTAATATCTCAATTCTCACGAGCTGGAGCTAAAAAATGGCATATACAGAGGATGACCTAAAGTTTTTGCGAAAGATCGGGCAGATCGTAGACGAGCCTGAACCGGTCAAAGTAGCAAAAGTAAAACCAATACCAACTACAACCGAAAGCGAGGAATAGGTCGATGGCCGTATTCTTAAGTAATGGAGTGGTCGTAACCCTTAACTCGGTCGATCTCTCAGATCACGTAACAAGTGCAACTATTAACCGTGTCTTTGAGGAGCTCGAGGTCACGGCGATGGGGGATAACGCGAGACGTTATGCTAAGGGCCTGGAGACCTCTACGGTAACTCTTGATTTTTTAAATGACACTGCAGCTAGTGAAGTCCTACAGACCTTGCAGGCAGCTTGGGGTACTACAGTGCCTCTAACACTTAAGCAGACGAGCGCGGCTATCTCAGCTACTAACCCTGAATATCAGACTACAGTGCTAGTAAATAACACTACAGATATTAACGGTGCCGTAGGAGATATCTCTACTCAGAGCATTACGTTTACTTGTAACTCTATTATCGTAGTAGACGTTACAGTCTAAAAAAAGAAAAGGGGCAACAAATGGCACGACTCAAAATAACAAGGGCAACCGGCGAAGTGACCGAGCATCAAATCACTCCACGGATCGAGTATGCCTTTGAGCTCTACGCAAAAAAAGGTTTCCACAAAGCCTTTAGAGATGACGAAAAGCAGAGCGACGTTTATTGGCTAGCTCACGAGTGCCTACGCACAAGTGGCGAAACCGTTAAACCTTTTGGCGCTGAGTTTCTAGATACGTTAGTAAAGGTCGAGGTCCTAGACGATGAACCTTTAGGCTAGGGCGAGACTCCCTTACTTATCAGGTAGCGCAGCTATCGATACGGTTAGGGATCTCGCCTCAGTCGGTTATCGATCTCGATACAGAGATGTACAAAATGTTAATACAAGTATTAAACGATCAAGCTAAAGAGGTGGAGCGAAATGCCAATAGAGGTAAAAGGCGTTAAGTCCACTATTAAAGCTATCCGTAAGGTGGATCCTGAGCTACTTAAAGAGATGAATAAAGAGATTAAAGCGGTAATGATCCCTATCCGCGATAAAGCTCGAGGCTACGCGCCCTCACCTCAACCGGATAACCTTTACGGCTGGAACGAGAATACGGTAGGTAAAACTATTACTGCCAAAAACTCCGCTTTTAGAACCTTTAATACTGAGGGCCGCTTACGCCTCTTTCCGCTTTATGATTATGAGACGGTTAAAAAAGGTATTTACTATGCTCAGCCTGCAGGCTCACGTAATAAAAATGGATGGCGAGCTCTTTACTATGTAGCTAATAAGTCAGCTGCAGGCGCGATCTATGAGACTGCAGGTAGAGCTAATCCCGGTGGATCCTCTACAAGTAAATCTAATAACCATAACGCCGGTGCTCACTTTATTAGTCGTATGGGCCCTCTATATGGAGATAAGCGCGAGGAGCGCGGCCGTATGATCTTTAGAGCGTGGGCTGAGGATCAGGGTAAGGCTCAAGCTGCAGTAATACGAGCTATCGAGAAAACCGTAAACGCCTTTAATCAAGGCCGATATACCAAGGCCGCATAATGGCACTAAATATCCCTAGCTTAGTCGTAAGCGCCGTAACTACTTTTGACGGTAAAGCCCTTGGTAAAGGTCAAAAGCAGATATCAGGTTTTGAGAAAGGCGTAAAAAGTTTAGGTAAAGCTTTTGGCGTTACTTTTGGAGCTGCAGCCCTAGCCAATTATGGCAAAAATGCTATTAAGGCTTTTGCAGAAAATGAGAAGTCAGCGGTACGCCTTGCCCGGGTAGTAAAAAATCTAGGGCTTGCTTTTGAGGTACCTCAGATCGAGCGTAACCTTGAGGATATCTCGGCCAAGTATGGATACCAAGGCGAGGTATTACGCGAGGCTTTCCAAAAACTTATAAGCGTTACGGCCTCAGCCTCTAAATCTACAGAGCTACTAAACGTATCTCTATCGATAGCTGCAGGATCGGGCGAGGATCTTTTAACCGTTAATCAGGATCTCGCAGCGGCATACGTAGGTAATAACAAGGGCCTAAAAAAATATAACTTAGGACTCACGCAGTCAGAGCTCAAGACCTTAAAGTTCGAGGATGCTCTAGCCCTATTGACTAAAACCTTTAAGGGCTCAGCTGAGGCAGAGCTAAATACTTATAGTGGCAGGATGCGCGTATTAGGCGAGGCTGCCGATAATGCTCAGGAGATTATAGGTACCGGGCTAGTCGATGCCCTTATGATTTTATCCGGTGATAGCACCGTAGACGAGCTCGCTAAAAGTATGTCCGAGCTTGCTAGTAATACCTCGGAGGCTTTAACTAATCTAGGTAAGTTTGGTAGGGGCGTAGTAGATATTTTTGGTCCTATCGCTACAGGCTTAGAAAAGTTTATTATCGCTACGCAGCCTTTTGTAGATTTAATTGTAGAGGGTAATCCTGCAGGATTTATGGATCAGCCTAAACCTCGCGCTAGACGTTTTTTTACCGGTGGACAAGACTCCATAGAGGAGGCCAAGTTAGCTAAACTAAGAGCAGCTGCAGCGGCAAAAGAGTTAGCAAACCAAAAGAGATTAGCAGCTGAAAGAGCCAAGGCAGCCGCGGCAGAAAAAAATAAGATTTCACTATCTAAAGCCGCTGCCGTTTTTGATAGTACGCGGATCTCACTAGCTGCCGCTTTACAGTCTACCTACGACAAAGAGACTAAACTACGCCTTGAGGCTTTAATGCTGATCGAGCAAGATAAAGGCGATGAAGCTCTAAAGAAAATAGGAGAGCTTGCAGCTTTACAAAAAAACGCAGACTTACAGCGGTTAGCAGGTGTAGAGACAATTAGTAGCGCTACCCTCGAAGCTCTAAACAAACAGTTACTTACCGAGCTTAAAGTTATTAATGATAGCAAAATGGCCGAAGGTAATAAGGAATTGGCTCGCGAGGAAGCGTTTAAGAAATATAACGCCGCTATAACGGCTGCCGGTAACTTGGCCGCCAAGGAGTCATATAACGAGCGTGTACAGATCCAGCTAACCGAGATAGCACGTTTAGCCTCTCTTAGTAAGACTACCAGCGCCGCTAATACTGCAGCCCTCTTACTTGAGTCTGCCGAGTTATCTATGATCGATCGAGTCTCTAAAGCTCAAGCCCTAGCCGATGCTGCAAGGCTTAAAGCCCTTAAAGACTACCTAGCTTTATTAAATGGTGTCAGTGATAACCCGTTTGGAAATATTCCACTAGGAGCTGAGGGTGATTATATCCAACTAGGACCATCCGGCGGTTTACGCGGCGGTGCTATAGCTGGAGTAATGCCTACCCTTACAGCGATGCCTACCCTTACAGAGACAGTACCTAACTACGGATATAACCCTACGATGGGCTTTCCCGGTCAAAGCGTAGACGTAACTATTAATACAGGTATCGGTGATCCTGAGTCAATAGCTCGAGCCGTAGAGGATCTACTTAATCAGTCTACCTACAGAGGTACCTCTACGAGACGAGGTACAGGAAACTACTATGAGTAATTGGCTACCTGAGTGGAGGATCACGGTAGGCACTACAGTTTACGATAACGTCTTATCCGTCAATATGGCTACAGGCCGCGATGATATCGATCTACAGTGCAACGCAGGTTACGCACGTATGGAGATTATTAACCTCACTAATACGCCTTTTGATATTGACGTAACAGATGCCCTTACCCTTGAGCTTAAGAATAGTGCCGGTGCATATGTACCCGTTTTTGGCGGTGAGGTATCAGATTTTGGTATCTCGGTACGCTCACCTGAGGAAACTGGATTTATAACTATCGGTAATATATTGGCCGTAGGATCTTTAGCCAAGCTTACTAAAGCCCTTTTCCCAGATGCCTTGGCCAAGGATGAGGATGGCAACCAAATATACGAGATACTTAACGAGCTGCTTATTAACTCGTGGTTTGAGGTAGCTCCTGCTTTACAGTGGTTTAACTACGACCCTACGACTACGTGGGCTAATGCTGAAAACGTAGGACTTGGCGAGATCGATCAACCTGGACTATACGAGATGATAGCTCGATCAGCTGAGCCGGCTATGAGTTATAATTTATGCGCTCAAATAGCACAAAGCGCACAAGGTCAACTATATGAGGATAAAGCCGGGCGAGTGTGCTACGCCGATACGGATCACCGTACCGCCTATTTATCGGCTAACGGGTATACAG